AAGAAGAAGCCGAATTGTATTTTAAAAAATGATTATTTCAATTTCTACCTATATTTTGAATTAAGCATTTTTCTAAAATCAAAATAAAACAAATCTGAATTACTAATCCTAATAAAAATGAGATGTTTTTTAACCTTTCAGAAATGGGAGGTTTTTTTTGTTTATTAAAAAACTTTTTGTATCTTTACACCGCTGAAAGATTATAAATATAGTTTTATTCCTTACCGAAATTAATCCTAACCGATTATAAAACCTTACAAGTAATCTTTCAGCAAAAGATAAAACATAGTAAGGTTTTTTTCTTTTCTGATTTCGGTGTTTCCAAACGGTATGACCTACTCAAACCAACCAACGTATTTAATAAGAAAAAGAAACGATTAAAGCCAAAGGTATGTAACCGCGAAGTATGCAATGTTCACTCCTAACAACATACGCCCCAACTTGCACAATGATATACGGGATATGCGCTTGATAAAACGTAAAACTTTGAGAGTGGTTTTACTACCTACTAAAAATAGGTGCAAAGGTCAAAATTGTTACTTGCTGAGTTAGTTTAAATCTAACATTGCTTGCATTCCTTCAAAGGGTAGTAGTGCAAAGTATAAAGGAGAAACTGTATCTAATAACCAATAATAAATATTTCACTTTACATATTGCGTAATAAATAAATAAATTATATCTTTGTGTAATAATTAAAATAAAATATTATGGAATTAAAAGACAAAGAAACTGTTTCACGTAGTTTAGAATTACTTTGTGACATCTTTTTGCTCAACGCTGAAAAACCAAACTTTAAAAACAGAGATTTTCTAAACGCTTCAATTGTTTTTAATTCTGTATTGGTTGATAAAATAGAATGAATATTGAGGAACGGGAAGAGATGGTTACAAATTGCGGAACTGAATTAAAAAATATTATAGAAAAATACACTGGAATAGATACTTTTCAGGTAGAACATTTATTAACAACTTAAAATAAAAATATGGAAGAAAAAACAATCGTTCAGAAAATCATCGAAGCAAGTAAATTAAGTCAAAAAGAAATGGCTTTAAAATTAGACGTTCCTGAGTCCAGAATTTCGGAATACAAAAAGGGAAAAGTTGAGATACCATTTACAAAGGTTGTGGACTGGTGCAATACGTTAAATGTGAACTTAAAGAAATTAATTTAATTTAAAACATCATGCGAGATATAAAATTTAGAGTGTGGGATAATGAATTACGCAAGTACAGAACCGAAAAAGATGGCGACTATTCTTTAGGTGTTCTAAGTGGTCAAGTTCGAGGTATTTACGGAGAGAAATTTCCACAGATGGAAGTTTTCCTATATGAATATCAGCAGGATTAACAACAAGTAAATGCGCGTCTTTTGAGGGCGTTCTTTTTATTTTCGGGTATTTACATTCTTTACTATTAATAATGTCTGTAAACCTATCAAATAAGCTATTTTCTTCATCTTTTTTATAAAGCGGGTTGGTAATAAAGTAAGACGCTTCTGGTGTTTTTAACCAAAGATGTTTGGTGTCATTTAAAGGAATATTATCCTTTTCGGTTTGAGTTTTTAAACTTCCTAATCTCAAATCTTTTATTTTTTCAAATTGCTCCGAACTTATGGTATATCTAGCATTTCTTGTACCTTCGTTTAGTCTTACTTCCAATCCTAAAGATTCTGCTTCAATTGGTTTTAATCGTACTCTCATACTATATTACAGATTTTCTTAATATAGCTTCAAAAGTACTTGCGTAACTTGCAATTTGAGTATCTTTATCGGTGCCATTTATGCACTTTCTCGCTCCTTTGTAGTCTGTTGCCTTACTATTTATATAATCGGTTATTTTCTTACCAGTAAACGTTCCGTTAATAAAGCCGTGAACTAATATTTCAAACGCATATTTCGGAATCATTGCCAAATCTGGAAACTTTACCAAATCTTCATTTAATATTTTACTATATTTTAAGTAGTTTTCTTTCCAAGTAATTTGCACAAATCCACGACCGTAATAAGGGAAATACCTTAAATTTGTTTTTCTCCAATTTTCAGAAAGCCAAAATGCCTCTCTAATTGGTAAGAATGTAAATGCGGTTTCGTGAAATGTGGTTGCAAAAACGTACGCCCATTGTTGTAAAGATAGTTTACGATATTCAGCATCTACAAAATCAATAAAATCATCTATTGCACTAATTTCTTTTGCATCTAAACTTCTATTTGGATCTAAAGTAACTTTGTACTCTGTGAAAAATATTTTTTTATCAATCATTGTATCTATTTTTGGACAAAATTTGTCCTATTTTAAATTTATAAATTATCTATTTAGGATTTTATAAGTATTTATAATGAGTATAGAACAGCCAAAAAACACTTTAAATAATGAAGTGGAGTTGATGGATTACATTTCATCTTATCTTCGAAATTTGCAAATTAATTACACTTGGTTTAAAATTATTACATAAAATTAAAATTATGAAAATATTAAAAGTTTCCGAAAATGGTTTAAATCTCATAAAAAAATATGAAGGTTTTGAAAGCAAACCGTATAAAGATGCAGTAGGTATTCCTACAATTGGTTACGGTGCAACTTATTATCCGAATGGTCAAAAAGTTAAGTTAACAGATCCTGCAATTGATGAAAAACACGCTTCAATCCTTTTGCGAGAAATGATAATACCTTACGAAAAAGCCGTTGATTCCTTTTGCCGTGATGATATTAACCAAAATCAATTTGATGCACTTGTATCTTTTGCGTATAATCTAGGAAGTAATGCATTGCGAACTTCTACATTAATGAAAAGAGTAAATGAAAATCCAAATGATACTGATATTAAAACTCAATTTAATAGATGGGTAAATGCTGGAGGTCGTGTTTTGAATGGCTTGGTAAAAAGAAGAAAAGAAGAAGCCGAATTGTATTTTAAAAAATGATTATTTCAATTTCTACCTATATTTTGAATTAAGCATTTTTCTAAAATCAAAATAAAACAAATCTGAATTACTAATCCTAATAAAAATGA